TGTAGATCCTTCAAAGGTTGGTATTGGTTGGCATATTGATATATCAAACTCAGACCTACAGAATGATCCTAGTAGACTTGCTAGTTTAATGTATATTGAAAAGGGAACGGTATATGGTGAACTTGACGAGAATCTAAACATGAAGTATTCAAACCAAGAACGGGCTAAACTCTTTGAAGAACATCTTCCACTACCTGACTATCTTAACTTAGTCAGTTTTTTTTTGCGACAATCAATCGTATTAATGAGCAATTATACGGTCCACAAAAAGACGAGGATAAGCCTACTAAGGGCGGTGAGAGGTTTGTTTGGGAAAAACTAATCCACTACTTAAGTAAAGAATATAATCAAACTTGGGAGCAAATCGTTAAATGGAATATATTTACCTTTAATCATAGACTTAAATTTATTAACTTTACAAAACAAGAAGAAATAAAAACGATTCAACGTGACAGAAGGTGATATAATAGCAGGTTTAGATTTTGGTAGATCAAAGGATATCTTAGAAAATAAGTCTAAGAATCCTATGACTGATTTATTATTGAAGATCACAAATGAACTTATCGAAGATTGGAGAAAGGAATTAATTAAAAATGATTCTTATGCTACAGGTGGTTTAGCTGCATCTTTGAGACCTGTCAACATGAAAACTGATTCTATAGAAACTGAAGCTGAAAACCATTGGAAGTATATAAACTACGGTGTAAATGGTACTATGGTAAATAGAGGTGCGCCAACTCATGGACGTGCGCCAAAAGGCAACCTATCATTTTATGAGGCGATTAACCAACCTAGCAGGAGCAGCAATAAAAACTATGATAATAAAACCAAAATAAATGGCAGTAACGATAACACAAGAACCTGATAAGTTTACACCTTCGGATAATCCTGTTGTGTATGAATTTAAACAACCTCTAACAGCTAGCGGAAACCCAAAGTATAATGTTTCATTCGTGGTTAAAGCGTTTATTAACGGAGCGGAAATAGGTACTTTTGAGGCATTCCCTGAATTAGTAACTAGTGATTTTTACGGAAAAATAAATTTAAGTGATAAGATTAGAGGGTATATAACTAATCATTCAGTGAGTAATTCAACAACATCACCGACATTCCTATACGACACGCAGAACTACGTAGAGACTCATATAGAGATACAAGAGAAATACTCGACCGATCCTAACGTAGATCCAACAACACAAGTCGCAGTGACCACTAGTAGTAATACTATAGCTTTTAAGGGATCTTTGAGTAGATCAGAGTTTGCGGTATGGGATCATTCAGAGTATAAAAAAGGTGGTTTATCAAGACAATTCTTAACCGACAGAAGCTTTACAAGTGCATATGGTGTTACTTCATATACAGCTACTGAGAAGAAAGGAGACACAACTATACTATCATACTTTGATAATTCAGATTTAGATACACCAGCTAATTATTATGTGAAATTTATTTACCAAATACCAAGTGGTAACGTTACACAAACAACAACCTTTAACACAGCTTATCAAGGTGCTGTTTCTGCGATTAGATTCAATTTACAAGAGCAATTAGATTTAGGTAATATAACACAATCTACTTATGACAATTGTACAGGTGTAATCATAGCTTTACAGGATTTATCTAACGTTGGGAGAATGGGACTATATACTATTTATTTCTCAGATGCTTGTTTCGATAAGGGTGCTAGTTTAATTTGGTTAAACAAGTTTGGAAGTTACGATAATTATAGATTTACATACAACTCACGTATCTCAGCTAAAATAGAAAGCAAATCATTTTCTAAACGTCAAGGTGAATGGAATAGTATAAATAATACATATTATACAAGTAACAACACTTTTGGAAGGATAAACTATTTAAAGACTATTACTAAGCAATTAGAGCTATCTTCTGACTGGTTAACTGAGGATCAACAAGCTTATGTAGTGAACGTTTACGAAAGTCCTTTAGTGTATATCAATGAAGGTACAGAAGTCGAAAACGTAGTTATTACTAATTCAGCTTACCAATTAAAACAAAGCGAACATGACGAGCTATTTAATGAAATAGTTAACATTGAATTTACGGATAAAAAATCTATCACACTATGAATAGTAGGTTAGTAGTTAATGGTTACGAGTTAGACCTTTCAGAAAGTATTGCAGTACCTTTAAATCTTTCAATAACGGACATCAAAGAGCCTGAGAAACGCAAGAGATCGTTCTCAAAGACTTTGACGTTAGAAGGTACTTCAAACAACATGGCTTTCTTTATTGCTGCTTATTCACTAGATGTGAGTATAGAGAAAAGTATTAACATACAATTCACTCCTAATAAGAGATACGATTGTGAGCTGTACAAAAATGATCTTAGAATATTCAAAGGAAAGTTCAAACTAAACGAGGTTAAGATTCTTGAAGGTAATTACTCTTTTGATTGTAACTTGATAAGTGATGCAGTGGACATCTTTGCAAAGCTTAAGGACAAGAAACTAAACGAGCTTGACTGGTCCGAATACGATCACTTACTAACTAGGGATAACGTTATTAAATCTTGGAGTGAAGGTATAAAGTTAAACGGAGTAGATAATAGAAATTTTGGAGCTGATTCAAGAGGATATCAACCTAAATCATACGGGTATATTTACCCACTTGTAGACTATGGATATGTCAAGCCTAAAAACAATTCTCCTTTGAATTTTAAGGTTAACCAACTTTACCCATTTATCTATGTTAAAGAGGCTGTTCAAAAGTGTTTAGATTTTGCTCTAGAAGGGACGAATATAGAAGTTGATTACACTACTACGTTTTTTAATAACGAGAACATGAAGAAGTTGATTTATGGCTTTGGTGGTGGTGAGCAAATTAAGTTTAACCAAGATCAACTTGATAGCTTTAAGGTAATAGTTAATAATAACATACTACCATACACACAATTATATGGTGTTAAAGTACAACCACCAAATCAGTTTTCTAATCCATTTTATTCATTCGGAAAAATATTCAATGTAATAAAAGATTTTAGTTTAACAGGAACGCCTATAGAAAATGTTAATAAATGGAATTTGTCAGATGGAACTATTGACATTATAGCACCAGCAAGATATACGTTTGATTTTAATATGACTTTAAAATTATACACAACTTCATCTATAGCATCTGTATCTCCTGTTCCACAAAATATTTCTATATCTGTTAATGGCGCACAGGTTAGTTCTGTAACATGGAATCAAAAATTGAATATATATTACACTAAAACTTTTAAAACTGAATTAAATTTAAAAGCAGGAGACAAAGTAAAGATTGATTTTCAAATAGGAATATATTTAAAAGAGAATAACCTATTTTACGAGGTTACAGATTGTGATTACTCACTAACAGCAGACAAGAATTCAACGCTTACCGATGGATCACCTATAGCTTTAAGCTCGGCAATTCCTGACATTAAATGCTCGGAATTTTTAAAGGGTATTTTAAACTTGTTTTACGCCTACATGAGTGATCCAATTTATGATCCTGTCACAAATAAGTCGTTATTAACGATAAATAGCTTTATAAACTTCTACGATTCACAAGAAAACTACGATAATTGGACTGATTTAGTTGATGAAAGTAAGGACATTACTATTCAATCTAACAGCTTAGTTCAAGGTAATGTATACCAATACACGTTTAGTGAGGAGAAAGACTATTTAAACACACAATATAGGGACTTAGTAGGATCTAATTACGGAGAAAGACAACTAGAAATAGACACATGGTTGAATGGAGTGGTTAAATTTGAACTACCTTTCAATACTTATGTACCTTATAAGATAGAGAATAGCCAATTGATTTACCCATTGGTTATAGAGCAAACAACCGATTCTAATAATAACATAGTTACCAAGCCTTATAAAGGAAAAGGAATGCTAACTTTCTACAATGGGTTACGAAGTGGTGTGGTAAATATCTACGATGTAGAAGATACAGGTACTTTTACACCTAAATACGATTATCCTTTAACACATCACTTGAGATTTAAAGATAATCCAACTAACTACTATTCTTTCGAGCCTTTGTTTGATTTACACTTCGCACCAAGAAGTACAACATTTGACGACATCTACGCTGTACCTGAGAATTCTAACACGTTCGAAATATATCATAGAAAATTCGTAAATGAGATAACATCTATTGATAGTAAATTAGTAACTTTATACCTTAAGTTATCATATAAAGATATTAACGAGTTGGATTTTGCAAAACTAAAAATGATTGATGGCGTGTTGTATAGGTTAAACACGATTAAAGATTTCGATTCAGATGCATACGGGACTACTGAAGTAGAACTAATTAAATACCTAGGATAATGGCTATCATTGATATTAAGCAATACGAAGATTATATTTTACAAGCTGAAATTCTAACAGGAACTTATGATTGGAATGGTTCGGTTGGTAGCGTTTTAATCGGTTCTAACGACACTTTGACAGGTGAATTTAATTCTCAGTTAATAAGCACATCACAAGGTTCTAGTGGTTCTGCAAATGATATTTGTCAAACTCATGTAAGCGGTGGGTTTAACGATTGGTATCTACCTTCGAATGATGAGTTAACGGCAATATATCAAAAGGGAATATTAAACACTTCGGATTTATATTGGAGCTCAACAGAATATGATATAGATAATGCCTATCATATAGTAGGTAATACCGGTACTGTCAGCGAAACTTTGAAGGCTATCAATTCATTTAACTTAGTAGCGGTTCGAAAAGAATATACAACTACTTCTGTAACTATTGAACGTATGAAAGTACAAAGTAAAAACGCTCCTATTTTAAGAGGTGGTGAAAATAACGCTGATGAAGACGTTTATAAAATGTTAGGGGGAATAAATGGAATATCTAAAAATTCAAATATATTGAGCAATGAGTGATGAAACTAGAAGAATAATTATTAAGAAAGGAGCTGGTACTCCGACAATTCCAACTTCAAACGACCATAGAGATGGTTCATGGTTAGCAACGGATATTTATATTGGTGAATTTTACCAAAACATAACAACGGGTATTTTATACCAACGTACAAATGCAGGAATAGTTAGCGTACAAGCTTCAAGTGGGACTGGGGATGAGTTTGTATTTGTAGGAACTAAAGTAGATTTTCCTGAAGCTGTAGCAGGTGTAATAACGTTAGCTAATGATGTTACCTATTATATAACAGGTTTAGTTGACTTAACAGGTGATAGAATTGTAGCAGGTCAAAATACAACAATATTAGGAGCGAGTTCAGAGAATTGTATTTTAAAAAGTACTGGTTTAAACTCATCCACTGCATTAATTACTTCGGTTTATTCTTTGCCAATGAGAAATATAACTATAACTCATGGTACTGCTTTAAATTTGGATGGGGACGCAACGACAACAGCTTTAGATTGGTTCGGTGTGAACTTTACCGATTGTGCAACTGTAGGAACTATTAAAGATTACACAAACTTTGTAATGAGTGATTCAGCTTTTTTGAATAGTGGTAACCTAACATTTGACGGAACTATTGGAACGATAGCAACTAGCAACTGTTTATTTGATTGTAC